AGTTAAAGTCGAAGATTTAAAGAAATTTTCAAGTTGCCTCGTTAAATACCAATGCGATAGATGTGGAGGAATATTTGAAATACCGTTCAGGAGTTTTTCACATTGTCATAAAATAAATGAAATGACATATGGTTTGTAGAAAATAAATTATCAATAAATATCAATTATGACTATATTGATTATATAAAAGAAATTATAAAGGTGGTGGGATAGTGGCAAGAAAACCAAAGGTAGAAGAAAAGCCTAAAGTAGAAAAAAATAAATATATATGTAATCGCTGTGGAATTGAAAAAGTTGAAGATAAATTCTTTTTAGCTAAATGGTCGAAAATATGGAATACTACAAATAAACGTGCGCCTATATGTAAGGAATGTATAGATGAATTATTCTCAGAATATACCAAACGTTATGAATCAGAGCGTATTGCCTTGATTATGTGTTGCCATTATCTCGATATTCCTTATTATAGAGTTCTTTATGATAGCATTGTAGAAAATAATAATTTCTTTAATGTAGGCTTATATTGCCGACAAATGAATCTTGGGCAATGCCAATACAAATCATTTATAAATACACTTGTAGACGGTGAGTTACAAAAAACAGATGAAGAAGCAAAAGAAGAGCGTGAAGCAAAATGGTCAAAATCTGATAAACAGAATATGAATTTTGCAATAAGCACTTGTGGCTATGACCCTTTTGATAACTGTGGTATGACGGATAATGACAGAAAATATTGTTTTAATATTCTTTCTGGTTATTTAGATACTGAGGGTGTAACTCAGGACGGGCATAAAATTCAGTCGATTATTCAGATTGTTCAATCTCAGCTTCAATGTAGAAAACTTGATGAATTTATAAATGCTGAATTGTTGTCTACTCACCCAGATGAAAGTAAAATCAAAACTTGGTCAACAACCAAAAAACAATTGCTTGATAGTATTGCTAAGATAGCACAGGACAACAATCTGTCATCTGCTTATAGTCAGAACACAAGCAAGGGTGCAAATACGCTTTCTTATAAAATGAAAGAAATAGTACTTAATGGCTTTGATGAGGTAAAAGTAAACTTATTTGATATTGAAACATCAGAAGCTATGAAACAGATTGCTGATATTAGCAATCGTAGTATTATGGAACAACTTACTTGGGATTCTAATGATTATACTGAGATGATTAAAGAACAACGTGAAAAACTATTAATGTTGCAAGACGAAAACGGGGAATTAAAAGAACAAAATAGAATATTACAAAATCAGATTATTGATTTACAAAATAAAAAGAAGAGGTGATTCGCACTATGGAATATATGGTACGAAGAACCGATAAAGAATTAAGTCAGCGTAAGTTAGAAGAATATGCAAACTTTTCAAAGATAATAAATGCTGGCAGACAAAATCCTATTTGGTTTAGTGAATTTATGTACGGTGTTAAACTAATGGATTATCAAAAATGGGCATTTATGGAAAGTTGGTATAAACCATTTGTACTATGGCTTGAAGGACGAGGTGCAGGAAAAACAACATTAGCTGCTGTTTTCTTGCAGACTAAAATGTTACTCATACCTGACTATAAGGTTTTCATCTCAACCAATTCAGCTCAACAGAGCATTGAAGTTTTCAAGAAAATTGAAGATTTGGCTTTACAGAGAATACCGTCTTTTAAAACAGTAACGGATATTTTTGCTAATGAAGTTGATAAGGGTGTTAATAGTGAAACAGGTTTTTTACATAATCCAGCAGGACATTCATTTAAGTTGTATAATAACTCTGAACTTGTAACATTATCTACAAACCTAAACGCTATTAGAGGTAAACGTGGAAGCGTATTCTACGATGAAACTTCGTGGCAGACGGCAGAACAGATGGCTGTTACAGAAAACTTTATTAACGTTGATTCAAGTTTTGGACTTGGTACTACTAAAAATGCTCATAAAGACCCAATTCAAATGCCATTGCAACTATTATATGCTTCAAGTGCAGGAGATGTAACGTTTCCATTTTATGAAAAGTATTGTACTTTTTCTAAAAAAATGTTCTTAGGAGATAAGAATTATTTTGTATGTGATATTAACGCTGATACTGTATTAAATCATTCGACTGTTGACGGTGTTAAAATAAAGTCACACCTTACAAAAGAGCAGATAGATAAGGCGATAGAGGAAGACCCTGAACTTGCGGAAAGAGAACTCTTTAATAAGTTTAGGAAGGGTTCTGGTGCTAATGCAGTAGTTAAAATGGAAGTGTTAATAAGAAACTCTGATGTGAGAGTTCCTTTGTTATATAATGATACAGGCAAAAAAAGATTTATATTTTGCTATGACCCTGCTCGTAATTTCGATGGTTCAATATTAAGCATTTACCAAGTTATGGAAGATAAAGATATTGGTTATTGGTTACAACTTGAAAACGTTGTTTCTATGGTTGATACTAATTCTAAAAATAAAACTCCCCTTCCTATGCCTGAACAGTTAGAAATTATTAAAGAATTGATGATTAAATATAATGGTGAAAAGTCAGCAGAATGGGAAAATATTGAATTTTACATTGATGCTGGTTCTGGTGGTGGTGGAATTAGTGCTATTGCAGACCAATTGATGGCTGATTGGACAGATAAATTTGGAGGAAAGCATAGAGGTATTATTGACCCTGAACATAAACAGTATGAAACAGCAAGAAGGAAATATACAAACAGTATGCCTATTGTTCATCTGATTGACCCACAGGGTTATAAAAAGATTATATATGATGCTTTGCAGAAAATGAGTAATCTAAATTTGATTAAATATACTGATTATGATAATAAGGATTACTTAATGTTGCAAGACGAAAACGGGGAATTTACTGAATATAAACTGTCAGACGAAGAAAAATTATCTCTTGTAAATATAAATCTGCTTAAAACAGAAGTATCGTATATGTGTAGATATGACACTCCAAATGGCGGTGTTCAGTATGAGTTAGCAAGAGAAAAACGTAATACAATGCACGATGACCGTGCCTATACTGCTGCTATGGCTGCTTTTGCTCTTGCTAAATTGAGGAGAACTGACTTAGTGAAAAAAGATAAAGTCGCTATTGACCTCTCCCACTATCAATCCCTCTCTCGTTCCCCCACTGTTCTCCCCATAAAAAAATTCATATTAAGAAAGTAGGTGAATCACAATAGAAGAATCAATAAATTCCATATATCAGGCAGACAAACAGAGTTTTGAAGACTTTGTATCTACTGATACCGAAGGAAAGAAAAAATTTGATTTTGCAGCATTTAAGCGACTTGTACTTTCAGAACTTTCCTACAATAATTGTTTTGACGAAAACAAAAACACTTGTTCAGGTTTTACACGCAAAGAAATTATTGCTATGGCAGAACACCCTGAAAGGCACGGCAAGAAAATACTTAGACTTAGTGACTATATGTATCTAAAGTCAGGTTATTATAAGCGTTTAATTGACTATTTTGTAAATCAAGCCGTTGTCAATTATACTGTTGACACAAGAATAACAAATCCTGCTATGATGGAAGTCAAACCTGACAAAATCAAAAAGGATTATATCAAATTTATTGCTCAGAGTGAAAAATTCAATCTTGGTAATGAAATACATAATATTCTAAAGCGATTATATAAGAATGATGTTTGTTATGCTTTTTTAGTAGAAAATAAAACAGAAATATCATATTACTACATTGACCCTATGCTGTGTAATATCAGTTCATTGGTTAATGGTAATGTGTATGAGTTCTATATAAATAAGCGACAGATAAATCAAGCAAAACGTAAGAATTTGCCTATTGAATTGCAGACACTTATTGATACATCGGCTGATGAAGATGGACGAGTTTTTATTCCCTTTGAGCAGTCACTATGTTTAAAGTATAACAATGATTTTCTAACTCCCTACCCTCCTTTCTTAATGATGATTGCTGATATACTCCTTATTGATGAATATAAAGATTTAGCAAAGGCACAGAGTATAAATGATGCTTATAAGATACTCACTATGAAGATACCTACTAAAGATGGCGAAATTACTCTTGATGATACTCTTATAACTACATTTACTTCTATTGTTCTTAATACAGTACAGAACAATATCGGAGTTATTACTACACCGTTTGATACTGCGACCGAGGAATTTTCGTCAAGCAACGCTGATGATAGAGATACAGTTTCCGATGCTATATCGTGGGCTTTTAAGAATGTTGGTGTATCGGAAGCACTTATGTCTGGTGCTTCAAGTGGTAGTGAATTGAAACTCTCTATCACAAACGATAGTGCTGATGTTTTTAGAATATATCGTATGATTGAAGATTGGGTATCTTTGCAGATGAAACTTCGTGGATTTACTTATAGTAGTTATGAGTTTGTTTATAAGATACTGGATTTAACAGTTTTCAATAGAGATGATTTGCGTAGTGCTGAGTTACAGATGGCACAGAATGGATTACCTAATAAGAGCAGATTGTGTGCTATAAATGGTCTTAGTCCTTCCGTAATGATTGGAAATAGTATTGTTGAAAATCAGGTACTTGGTGATTTGTTTGATAGTTGGCAACCGATGAAGACAAGCTACACGCAGTCAGGTGATAGTTCTAATAATGATGGTGGTAGACCAGAAATGGACGATGGTGATTTATCTGCATCGGGTGAAATCACGAAAGAAAATGACACAAATGACCCTGATAATCGTATTTGAGCAAAAATGGTAAGAGTAAAGGTAGAAAGGGCGGTAAGAAGGGTTAATGGGAACAATAAATTTTTTATCTAAAGAACAGGCTGATAAGTTGTCTGCACTTG